TGCTGGATAGGTACCGGTATGTGGCGCAATAGGAGAATCTGCAAATTTGCGAATTTGCGAATTTGCAAAAGGGCGAATTGACGAATTTACGAGGAACGTATGATGGGTGTGTTTGAATCTCTTTTAAATAATACGTTTACGATCTCGCGCCGGACGCGGACGGCGGACGGGCAGGGGGGATGGTCCATTGAATATACCGCAGTCGATGAGGCTAGCGGACGGATCAGGCCGGCGACGGGGACGGAGCGGGAAGTAGCGGCGGCGGAGGAGCAACAGATCAGCCACGTGCTGTACCTGGCGGCGGATACGGATATCGAGCGGGGGGACCGGGTGGCGTGCGGCACGGGGTCGGGCGATCCGGCGGCGCGGGAACTGGTGGTGGATGTGCAAGGCATCCGGGAGCCGTCGCTGGCGGGGCATCACCTGGAGGTGGATTGTTTGGAGAGGCAGAAAGAGGAAACGGTCTGAATCACGGATTTAACGGATTTCACGGATTGCACGGATTGAGGATGTATGGGAGTGAAATGGCGAAATTGGCGGCCTGAGAAGGTCAGAGAGGCTGTTTTAGACGATTTGGTCGAAAATGGCGAGATCGTGGGTAAATTTGTGGAGACGGAGGCTCGTAGGCGCCTGCACGCGATCACGGACCCGGCCTGGGGGGAGAAGTACCGCCAGTTGATCGTGGGACGGCGGCTGATGTATGAGATAAGCCGGAGAGCGAAGGAGGTCACGATCCGGGTAGGGGTACGAAAGGGGGAAAAGGGGCGCTGGTATGGCTTCTATATCGAGATGGGGACCCACCGGCGGCCGGCACACCCGTATTTGCGGCCGGCAGTGTTTCAGAATCGCCGGGAGATCGTGGCGCTGTTGGGGGGGAGATGAGTATGAAAATCAATAAATCTAAAATCAAAAATCATTTTTGGTGGGGAGGGTATTGGAGATTGCTTCGCTTTGCTCGCAATGACAGGAATAGGTAGATGAGCGCGGTGACGGCGGCGCTGTACGAGAGGATGGCGGGGGATCCGACGCTGACGGGATTGCTGGCCAGCTATGAGGGGGAGCCGGCGATCTTTACAGTGGACCCGGCGCCGGGGGATGCGGAGCTGCCGTACATCGTCACGGCGGGGGAGGTGACGGACGCACCGGCAGACACCAAGACGACCCGAGGGCGCGAGCTCTACAGGGACGTGCGCTGCTACGCGGAGGCAGATGGAAGCGCAGTAACGGTGGAAGCCATCGCCGGGCGGGTGCGGCAGTTGTTGCACCGGCAGGAGATACTCGTTTCGGGGTTTGAGTGGATTTTGGGCGAGTGTACAGGGCCGATCACGGCAGACGAACGGGACGCCTATGGGCGGATCGTGACGGTCAGGTTGGTGCTGGAGGAGGTGTAGGTTGGGAAATTAGGGAATTGGTAGATAAGGGAATTGGGAAACAAGTAGACACGTAGACAAGTAGACACGTAGGAGGTTTGAAATGATCAATGGAACGGATATCATGCTGCTGGTGAATACCGGCACGCCGGCGGTGCCGGTGTATGAGGCGGCCGGCAGCCAGAGGGACGCGACGATCGATCGGAACACAGCCGAGATCGACGCATCGAACAAGAACGATGGAGCGGACCAGATCGTCGCAGCCGGGCGGCGCACGTCGTCTATCTCGCTGGACGCGCTGTACGTCCCAGACGATGCCGCATACCAGGCTCTGCGCGACGCGCAGGATAACGGCGAGCTGATCCTGGTGGCCAGGGAAGAAGAGGGGGTCACCACGGAGACGGCCGAGGCGCTGATCACCGCGATGAGCGAGTCCTTCCCCGACCAGGCCGAATCGACTATCAGCATCTCGCTGACGATCAGCGGCGGCTGGACGCAGGTGGGTACATAATGGGCGCGCGGGGAGAGGGCAGCATCGAATGTCCTGACGGCCGGGAAGTGAAGCTCCTCTATACCAACCGGGCACTGGCGGAGATCGAAAAGGCGCTGGACCGGTCGATCATCGAGGTGCTGAACCGTTTTGGCGAGGGCAGCTCGGGGATCCGAGAGACGGCCACGATCCTACGGTCGGGCATGGAGGCGGCGCGGCGGGATGGCCGGGAAGGGGGACGGTCGATCACGCTCAACGACGCCTACGCCGTGCTGGACGAGGTGGGATTCGCCGCAGCGGCTTCGGAGGCGTTCGCGGCGGTGGGAGCGGTATTGAGCTACAACGCGGAGGGCGAGGGCGGCGATACGGACCCAAACGGGTAGGCCAGGAACGGGTCGATTTCGATGCGTTCCTGCGGGATGCGCTGCGCTGCGGACTGACGGTCGATGAGTTCTGGTCGATGACGCCCAGGGAGACGGCGGCGGCGCTGGAGGCGGCGGCCTGGAGAACGGACCAGGCGCAACGGGCCCGGGCGTGGCTGGCGTGGCACGTGGCAGCGCTGTCGCGGGCGAAGCGGATGCCGCCATTATCGCGGTTGCTGCCATTGCCGGCGGCCAGGCCGTTGCGGGGGAAGGAGCTGGAGAAGCGGCGAAGGGAGTTTAGGGAGATGGCGACAACGAATGTGGAACGAATAAACGAATGGGCGAATAAACGAATGAACGAATGAACGAATGGACGAATGGACGAATGAATGAATAGACGAATGAACGAAAAGTTCGGGCGTTGCGGGTGGTGAGGTAAGAGATTGCTTCGCTTCGCTCGCAATGACAGAGAGAGAGTAGAATGGGACAAGGGACTCAATTAGGCGAGGCGTATATCCCTATCCGGGCGACGCTGGAAAAGCTGGACCGGGACCTGAAGAGCGCGAGAGGGAAGGTGAACTCGGCGCTGGGTAAAGTGGGGGGTGATTTCCTGTCCCTGGGGGGGACGGTCAACAGGGCGCTGATGGGGGCGGTCAAGGCGGCGGCAGGGGCGCTGACGGCCGGGGCAGTGGGGGTTGGGGCGGTGATGGTGAGCACCACTCAAAAAGCGGCCGAATTTCAGGACCAGATCGCGCTGCTGGGGATCGCGGCGAAGGAGTCGGGGCCGGGATTCGACGTGCTGCACGACGCGGCGCTGCGGGTGGGTGGCGACGCATCGCTGGTGGGGGTAAATGCGACGGGAGCGGCCGATTCGCTGACGGGGCTATACAAGGCCGGCCTGACGACGGGGGAGATATTCGGGGACCTGCAAGGCTACCTGTCGGGGACGGCCGATCTGAGCGGCGCGCTGAGGGCGGCGGTCGACACGGCGGCGGCGACTGAACTGGAGATGGCGGAGGCGAGCGACCTGGCGGCGATCACGCTGGCGACGTTCGGCGCCGAGCTGGAAACCGAGGAGGAACGGGCGCAGTTCATCGTGGAGGCGATGAACAATTTCGTGCAGAGCGCAGACGCCAGCGTGGCGGAGGTGAGCGACCTGGCGGAGGCGTTGAGGAACGTGGGGCCGGCAGCAGCCGGGTTTGGTTTCAGCCTGGAGGAGACCAACAACGCGCTGGCTATCCTGAGCACGCGAGGGATTACCGGGGCGGAGGCGGGGACGGCGTTGAAGAGCATGCTGACCAATATCATGCGGCCGACCGACCAGGTCACGGATGCGCTGAGGGCGCTGGGGGTGGAGCTATACGACCAGGAAGGGCAGATGTACGACCTGCGATCGATCATGGGCCAGTTCCAAGAGGGCTTGCAGGGGGTGACGGACGAGCAGCGGAACCAGTATATTCAGACCGTCGCCGGGACCTACGGGATGAACGCCATGAACACTCTTTTGGCGGAGGGTGTCGAGGGCTGGGACGCCATGGCGGTGGCGACGAGCGAGGCGTCGACGATCCAGGAGGTGGCGCAGACGCGGGCCAGCACGCTCAGCGGGCGGATGGAGGCGCTGCAGGGGGTGCTGGAGACATTGGGGATCAAGGTGGGGGAAAAATTCCTGCCGGTGGCGACGAAACTGACGGATTGGGCGTCGGAGATGGCGGACGAGTACGGACCGGCGGTGGAGGATATTTTCGAGACGATCGGGACGGCGGTGGGGACGCTGGTGGACAGCCTGATGGCCGGGAAGGGGCCATTGGCGTCGATCCGAGACATGCTGAGCTCGGTGGCGCCGCCGGAGGTGGTGGAGCAGTTCGACGCCATCGTGGAAAAGGCGCAAGAGGTGGCAACATATATCCAGGAACACTCGGAGGCGATTATCGGATTTATCGCCGGGATCGGCGTGGCGCTGGCGGCGGCGGGGATCGCGGCGGCGCTGGCGGCGATTGCCAACCCAATCGGGCTGATCGTCCTAGCGGTGGGCGCCCTGGGGGCGGCCTGGGCGACGGATTTCGGGGGGATCAAGACGACGCTGACCGAGTTCTGGGAGAACACGGCCAAACCGGTGCTGGAGCAGCTCTGGGAGTGGCTACAAGTCAACGTACCGATAGCGCTAGAAGCCCTGCGTGCGTGGTGGGTGGACACGGCCTGGCCGGCCATCCAGGAAGCGGTGGCGACCGCCTGGCCGGTTATCGAGGAGA